CGTTGTTTACAAGATTAGTTGCTTGTAGTCCAGCAGTCTTAATTAAACCATCTTTAGCCACATAAGTAGCACTTGACCCTCTTGAGAAATCAAACTCTTTATTAAAGAACCTACCACTATTATCGTTATATGCTAATAGCTTATCTTCTTTTATTGCCCACTTACCGTTTCCTAATTTTACTCCCATATTATATTATTGTATAGTTGTTTGCTTGTGCTAATAAGTTGAATGTTTCGTACCCCTCGCCCGTTAGTCTTTCTAATTGGTCATTGTTTAATGCTTCTTTAAATACTGCAACGCATTTAACTTTTCCTTCAAAATAACTTGAATTTCCAGCAGCAGATGAAAATTGAATAGTATTTAAAATATTAGATGTAAAAACCTTTGCTGCAAAATCTACCCCAACACCATTTACATATAATTTAGAGCCACTTGAACTATATTGAATTGCTATTTTATTAAAGTTGCTTTGATTTACTACAAAATTTGCAGCAACTGATGTTCCATCATATACATTACCATAAACTTTACCATCTTGATAATACTCAATTCTAACGTAATTACTTGCAGTTCCATCACTTATTGTAATATTTTTTGGAGAATTTACTGGGTTAGATAATCCACTTATCTCCGCATATAAAACCCCCTCTGTTGAGTTTATTAAATCACTACTACCAGCATTGTTGCATACATCAGCTAATCTTGTAACGGTGCTTCCGCTTGTTGGTATGTATGAAGTTGCGTATGATAAGGCCTCTACTTGATGACCCCAATACGCTATTGACGAATTGCCAACCCCTATTGACTTCCCAAAATACCCCCTAATTAATGTTTCTAATGAACCGTCGACAATATTAAAAACCGCCTCAAACCTATCAAAGCCATTAACATTTGTTTGTATTTGTGTCGTGCTTCCAACTTGTGTACAATTAACTAATGCTTTTATTTCTAAATCTCCAACAAAACTTGTGTCGCTTGGTGTTGAAATTCTTTTACGATACCAAGCGTAAGTAAGTTTACTGTCGGTGGCATAAGAACCACCCGCAACTGAATATTGGTATCTATCAGAAGTACTATCTGGCACTGGTCTTACAGCAGTATTTGTTCCATCTGGTGCTGTTGTTAGTATTTCAGAAGCTGGATTATTCCCATAAGAACCCCCAGAACTATCAATAACTAAATTAGTAGACTGCGGCTCTAACAACAAACTCCCCGTTCCATCTGTATAATCTATTCTTGGTAAGTCTGTGTCTTCTGTTATTTCTATTACTGATATGTTGTCTATTGTGACATTTGATGAATTAGACCTTATAGCTAATGCATTTGAACTATCTTTTGTAATGTAAACAGATTTTAAACCTATTGTAGTAAATGAAGCGTATGTAGTTGCAGAACCTGTATCGTATATATTACAAACACCGTCTGCAATTGATACTATTTCAAATTGTACTTTATATAATTTGTTAATTGTTAAAGATGCGTTTGTAATTAAATTTCCTGTTGAACCTGTGTGTAAAGCTACACCATCTCCAATAGACCACCCTGTCCCAAAAGTCCAATTCTGTCCGACCTCTTTGACTGATACGTTGTCTATTGAGCCTATAAAATTATCTCTTGCTTGTACTCTTACAGTTTCTGTACTTGTAGAAACTTGATATTGCGTATATGTGCCATTAGCATTTATATAAGTTGAAGACGCTTGACCAGCTCTAACTCTTAAACTACCTTGAACATAATCAGAAATAGTAAAAACAACTTTATACGTTTTACCTACAATTGATGTAGAAGCAGAGTTTATTAAATAATCATTACCACTTACACTTCCGTCATTTGATGCTTTACCATTTGCGATATTCCAACCAGTTCCCTTTGTCCAATCAGTATCAGTATCAAACGTACCATTTGTAATCAGTTCACTACCTATCTGCTCAAAGTCTCCGTTCTGTACCAATTCCCCACTTAATATCTGTACATCTTCTATAAGTCCTTGTTCGTTTACTCTTGTGGCACTTGAGCCTCTTGTAAAGTCAAAGTCTGCGTCTATTACTTCTTTTACGCTTACGTTGTCTATTGAGCCTACAGTATTAAAACTTGGATTTTCTCTCCAAAACTCTATGGTTTTTATACCATCGCTAATATGAAAAGTAAATTTCTCCGAATAACTTTCATTAGCAGTATGAGTTCTTGTTAATTCTCTATATGAATTATCAAAAGTTCTTGCTACAACTATAAATCCACCACTTCCTGATTCTTCTGAAATATCCACATTAACAACTAAATTTCCATTTAAAGAAACGTCTTGCTTTAAAATAGTAAATGCATTAGAATCTATACTTGCTTTACCATCAGCTATAACCCATTCTCCTGCCGTTATTGTCCAATCACTATCAGTTGCAAAATCTCCATTAGTAACCAATTCACTACCAAAAGTTTTAACTGGCTTAACACTATGTAAAGACCCATTATCGTAAGCAGTAGGTGTTAGTAATATACTTGGCTTTGGGTATATATCAGCCATTAGTTTGTCTGTTTCGTTGCTATTCTCGTAATAGTCTGAACGTACAAACATTTTATTAGTAGCAGAATATTTCTCGTAAACATCTGCCCAGTATTTATCATTTACTGCATTACCCCAATTACTTCTATGATATATTTCGTTTGCCATATTATGTTGTTAATTCTGTTAATTGTGCATCTGTTAATGCTGTATCGTAATATCTTAAATCTTTGCATCTGCCATAAAAAGGCGAATTATTTGTAGTATTTCCATCGTCAAAAGCTAATTCATTCAAGCCAACGGGTACATTTCCAATTAAGTCTGTTACTACGTTAGTTCCATTAACCCATAATTGAAAATCGTTTTGTTTATATCTACCAGCAATTTTTATAATATCTGTAACATCTGACAAAGTATATAATAAACTTCCTTGACTTACACCACCACTTACCACTCTAAATTCAACAACATTTGTAGTTGTAAAATAACCAATCCTTACACTGTTAGCATAAGCACCAGAAGAAACACTTATAAATCTATAAGTACCATCATTCGCGAAAGCACTTATCTCTGCATAGAGTACACCCTCGTTATCGTTGAATACATTTACATCTCCAGCATCTGTGCAAACATCTGCGTTTCTTGTTGCTGAACCGCCTTCTGTTTTTATGTACGAAGTTGAATAAGTGTCTTTTTCTAATTGGATACCCCATACATACATAAAACAACTATCTGAACTATCAGTCAAAGCGGTTGTAACTGCATCATTTTTTGGAGATATTAAAACAGTAACAGAACTGTGAGCATCTGTTGATAATGCCAAAGACAACCTAACCCATCCATCATTGTAGTTTTCAGCCTTTGTGCTTAATATTGTAAAATCTACAAAATCAATAGAAGCGTTTATTGTACCTTGCTCAAAGTCATATTGTAAGTAGGCTCTGTCTGGGTAATCTCCTTGTAAAGATAATGTAGCATATCTGCTATCTCCTTTTTTTACAAATACAGAAAGCGAAAAGTTTTGAACTTCAGAAGCAGTCTTAGTAAAAGCCTTTGAAACAAATGATGAACTTGTTGATGTTCTTTGTAGTTTATCAGCAGTTAAAGTTCCATCTGGAGAAGTTATTTGGTTTGCAGTAACGCTAAGACCAGTTTTATTCCAATAAGCATTATCTATTTGCTCTGAATAGTGTGCAAGATTTGTTCTGGATGGCTCTAAAAGTAAACTCGGACAGTTAGAGTTAAACCAATCAAGTCTTGGTATGTCTGCTGCGACCTCTTCAATAAGCCCATCCTTACGTACTCGTGTGGCTACTGTATCCCTATCAAAAGTGAAATCTCCACTACCATCACTTGGCAATACAGAGTAAACCTTTGTGGCTTTTTGTCCGCTTGGTATTAATGCTAAAGTTGGCTTACTCATTCTTTTTGTTTTTTATCGCTTCCTTTTTCAAGGTTTCAATAATATATTTTTTTAGTTTACTAAGGTTTGTTTGTTTTACCTTATATCTCATAGTACCCAGCCTTTATAAGTTGTGTCTGTGTCTGGGTCAATATCCTCGTTTGTGTTACTGTTGTACTCTGGAAACAAGTTATCGTTGAAACTAAGGTAATCTACCAATCTTGTAGAATAGTAGTTAGCGTATTCTCTCGCCTTTGCTACTAAATAATCTACTTCGTTTTTATCTACGTTCTGTGCTGTTTCGCTTGTGTGCTTAAACACCCCACCGTTTTTTATTTGATATGCAGCAAAAGGTATGTAATTCATTTGTGCAAACCATATTAAAGTAGGCTGAACATAAGTATTTACTAAGCTTAAATAATTACCAGCCAAAGTACCAGCAACAATATCAGCACTTATCTTATTGTAAAGGTCTGTGCCTAACAAATTTTGTATGTCTATTTGTTGTGCTATCTTAATAAATTGTATAAACTTATCTGTATCTACATTACCATCAATGATAGAGTTTTTTACTAAGTCCGTTCTGTTTATAAATAGTGCTGTTGCCATTAGTTCTTAAATCCTATTTTGTTCCAATATTCAGCGGTATAACCTTTATACTTCATATCCTTTGGTGCTACTGGTACTTTCTGTGCGTTTGGTCTGCCCTTTGGATTAAAACCCCTTGACCTTGCTTCTGTTGTAGTTATTTCTGTACCCATTCTTTTACCACCTAACTTTCTAACATAAGTTTTCCTAAACCATTTGTGTTGGCATCTTGCACCACCCTTGTAAAGCCAAATGCTATAAGTGTCGCTTCCATTCTTACCAAAGCCTTTGTTCACTGTTTTTTTAGTCATTGCCATTATGTCCTCTTTACGATACACCTTATTGGCATCAACCATCTTTTTACAGAATGGTCGTGAGTTTGCGCTGTATTTTTGTGGACTGTAAACATATCTTACTAAAAATTCATTGCCTTCTTCTTTTGTTTGTTTGCTTGTTCCATCTTGTTCGCTTCTTCTGTATGGCTTTGCGCTTCCAGTACTCACAAACTCCCATATTTTAGCAAGTGTGCTTTTTTCTTTTTCTTCGGTATTAGGCTTATTAAGGTCTGTTATAACCTCGTCTAAGCCATCTTCTTCTTCATAGTTTACTTCTCGCTCATCCATTAGGTCAAAGTCGCTTAAAAGGTCTGCTTCGTCTTGTCCTAAGTCTATTAAAGCATCTGCTATATCGCTACCTAATTCTTTTGGCAAGTCTTTGGCTAACTTTACACCAGTTTCTTCTTCTTTTGTTTCTTCATCCTCTACGTTTTCAAGGTCTGTAAACTCAAGTGGTTGTAAGGTCTTAAAATACAGTTTTAAAGAAATATTATTGTAAGCAAGTATGCTATCAAAGGCATCTATTAAAAGGTGCTGAAATGGTCTAATAACGGTGTTATCCATAAGCACAGAAGCAGTCTGTAACTCGTCTGCGTTGTTACCTAAACCAGTACTGTCTTTAATCCCTAAAAGCATAGGAGAAACAACTCTGTGCGCTACCATAATCTTCTTGCCACTCTCATCGCTTAAAAACTGGTATTGGTTATGTGCATCACTCAACTGTATTGGCTCTATTGTAGCTTGGCTCTCTGCGTTATCATTAAAGGCAAGTATAAACTTACCAGCGTTGCTTGAGCCACTAAATTTAGAGTAAATACGGTTTTCTAAGTTTTGGCGTTCCTCT